GCAATTCAACAACAAACAACGCAATTATAAACAACGTAGCGCGATTAATTTACGGAAAAGGTTTAAGTGCATTAGACGCAAATAAAAAGCCAAACGAATACGCTCAAATGATGTCTTTGTTTCACAAAGAAGACGTGCGTAAAATGATCCTGGATCGTAAAATGTTCGGTCAATTTGCTATACAAGTACACTATAACGCAAAGCACGACAAAATTATTAAAGCGTATCACATTCCTGTTAATCTTTTGCGCGCGGAAAAATGCGACAAAGACGGAAACATAGCAGGATATTATTACAGCGACAATTGGAACGACACAAAAATGTATGCGCCAATACGTTATTCAAGTTTTGGTTATTCAAAAGACAAAGTAGAAATTTTATTTTCTAAACCGTATTCGGTTGGCATGAAGTACTACGCATACCCAGATTACCAAGGTGCGTTACCTTACACTTTGTTAGAACAAGAAATTGCAGACTATTTAATTAACGAAGTTTTAAACGGTTTTGCAGGCACTAAAATTGTCAATTTTAACAACGGATTGCCTACCGAAGAACAACAAGAAATTATATCTAATAAAGTATTAAGTAAACTAACAGGATCTAGGGGACAAAAAGTTATTGTTGCATTTAATAGCAACGTAGAAAACAAAACCACAATAGACGACATACCATTAAACGACGCGCCGCAGCACTATACTTACTTAAGCGAAGAATGTTTAAGAAAAATAATGTTAGGCCACAATATAACAAGTCCTTTACTTTTTGGTGTTGCTTCAACAAATGGTTTTTCAAGTAACGCAGACGAGTTAAAAAATTCAAGTATACTATTTGACAACATGGTTATACGACCATTTCAAGAAGAACTATTAGACGCATTTGACAGCATACTAGGTTTTAACGGCATTGCTTTAAAGCTGTTTTTTAAGACTTTGCAGCCGTTAGAATTTGCAGACTTGGAAAACACGCAAAACGAAGAACAAGTTGCTGAAGAAACAGGCACGGAACTTAGCGCACAAACAAACCCGTTAATTGAACTAGGCGAACAACCGCAAGAAAATTGGTTATTAATAGACGAAAAAGAAGTAGACTACGACACAGACGAAGAAGAAAACAAGTTGTTAAGCAAAGAACCAAAACAAAGTTTATTATCTAAAATTATTAACTTGGTTTCAACAGGCGACGCAACTCCAAACGAAACAAGTGAACAAGACGAAACTATAGACGATATTAAATTTGTTGTTCGGTATAAATATGTAGGCGCGGTTGAAGACGAAACTAGAGAATTTTGTCGCGAAATGATTAAGGCCAACAAATTGTATAGAAAAGAAGATATTGAAGCAATGAAGAACGTAGCGGTAAATAAAGGTTGGGGTCCTAAGGGCGCGGCAACGTACGACATATTTTTATACAAGGGTGGTGGCAACTGTTACCACCGTTGGAATAAACAAGTCTACGCGGTTTTGTCTGGCACAGCGTTAGATTTACCAAACCAACGACAAATTGCGCAAAGAAAAGCAGAAGCGTATGGGTATAAAATTACTAACAATTCGTTAGTTGCAAAGCGACCTGTTGAAATGCCGAACCATGGTTTTCTACCAAGCAACCCAAAACGAAAAAGAATAATAACTAGATAATGGCCGAAGCACTTTTAATCACAAGACAGGATATTGTAAAATTTACTTCGTTGAACGGTAACGTAGACGTAGATAATTTTATTCAGTATATAAAAATTGCGCAAGACACAGACCTGCAAAATTATACAGGCACTAAATTGCTTGACAAAATAAAAGCGGACATTATAGCAGGAACATTAACAGGAAATTATTTAACGCTTACAACCGTTTATTTAAAGCCAATGTTAATACACTTGGCCATGAAGTTTTATTTGCCGTTTGCTGCGTACACAATTTCAAATAAAGGAGTGTATAAACACAATTCGGAAAACAGCACAAACGTAGAAAAAAAAGAAATAGATTTTTTAGTTGAAAAAGAAACGCAAATTGCTCAGCATTACACGGAACGTTTTATTAATTATATTAGTTACAATAATAATTTGTTTCCAGAATATAACGCAAATTCAAACGGTGATATGTTCCCCGATACAAATAATAATTTTACAGGTTGGTATATATGAAAAAGAATTACAAGCCAAAAGAAGTCAACATTGTTAAGTTAAAAACTTATTTAAAGAAAATAGAAAATGGCAAATAGTAACGGGTGGGGTGACGGAGCTTCTAACAACACAATTGGTTGGGGTCAAGCCGCAAACAATTTAATAGGTTGGGGAAAATCGCACTTTTTATCGTGGGCAGGTTTAACAGATATTGTAGGAACAGCAACACCGCCTACGCCTTCATTTGATCCAGACGCACAAGCATTTATAACTGCAACTGCAATAACTGACACAACGCAACAAAACGCTATTGACGCTTTAGTAATTGGCTTAAAAACCGATTTACTTTGGAATAAAATGTTAGCGGTTTACCCATTTGTTGGTGGTACTGCAACAACTTGTAAATTTAACTTAAAAAACCCCGTCGATACTGATTTAGGACATAGACTAACTTTTTTTGGTGGTTGGACTTTTACAAACAATGGAATACAAGGAAACGGAACAAATACCTACGCAAATACTTATTTTTTACCTTCTTCACATTGGAATTTAGGCAATAGTTCAATTTCGCAATATTCAAGAACAAATAGTGTTGATCCAGGAACACCATACGGAACAAAAGCGGGTGGCTTTACCGCTTCAGTATATATTAGTTTAAATACGCCTAACACTACTTTATTTCAAAATTCAAATAGTGGAGTAACGGTACCTACACCAACAACAACCGCTTTAAATTTAATTACAAGTAGAGTTACAACAAGTAATACAATAGTTGCTTTAAATGGAACTGCGACAAGTTATTCAAACGCAGAAGTTACGTTGTCTAACCACCCAATTTATTTAGGCGCAAGAAATAATAATAATGTTAGTATTGATTTATATTATTCAAGACAAATAGCATTTTCACACATTGGAGTTGGTTTAACAACCGCAGAATGTACTTTGCTTTATAATAGAATTCAAACATTTCAAACAACTTTAGGTCGACAAATATGAAGCAAGTAGCAAAAATAACCGAAGAAGAAAAAGACAAGTTAATAGGCCGTCAATTTATGACTGATGTATATTTTAACCCTATCCAAGATTTAAATGGTAATTGGGTAATTTCAAGTGAAGAAATCGACCAAAGCGAAGACAAAGAAATAATATCTTTTAAAGATTTAAGATTAAATATACACACGGCAAAAATAGAACAAATAGACGAACAAACAGACGAACCACCAAAAGAGGAACCACCAAAGGACATAACACCACCAAAAAAATAGAAAATGAAAAGTAATTATTTAGCAGGTTTATATTTTATTTCGGGTTTTTTAACTTCGTTTTCTTTGATTTGTCAAGGCACAGAACCTTACATTAATTTGGCAGGAGTTACTTTATTTTTTTACTTAACATTTAGCTTAACAGAAGCACTTGAAGATTTAGGATTATGAAACTACAACTTTATTTATTACTTTATTCAATTAAAAATTCAGCGTTGAAATTACTATCAATTATTTTTTCTTTTTTTCTACCAATTTCTGGTATACTTGGACTTTTATTTGCGTTAATTTTAGCGGACACAGCGACGGGTATCTGGAAAGCAAAACACTTAAAACAGGATATAACGTCACGCAAACTTTCGTCAATAATTTCTAAATTGTTGCTTTACGAATTAACAGTTATACTATTTTATTTAATAGATTATTTTATTTTAAACGATATAATTTTAACCGTGTTTTCCGTTCCTTTAATGCTTACAAAAGTATTGGCATTGGTTTTGGCTTCAATAGAAATAATGTCTATTTCGGAAAATTGGCGCATAGTAAAAGGCGTAAATTTATGGCAAAGCGCAAAATTACTTTTTACACGTGCTATTGATATTAAAAACGACATAAACAAATTAAGATGAATTTAAGCGCACACGTTACCCTGCAAGAATTTCAAAGCTCACCAACAGCAACAACGCACGGAATAAATAATCAAATGAGTGAGTCGCAAATTGCGTCCGCAAAACTTTTGTGTGAAAATGTATTCGAACCTTTGCGAATTCACCTAAACACACCAATTAAAATTAGTTCGGGTTTTCGCAGCATACAATTAAATAAAATGATAGGCGGTTCAAAAACTTCACAACATACAAAAGGCGAAGCAATGGACATAAAAATTAACGCTACAGGTTTTCACTTTATTAAAGATAAATTAAACTTTGACCAACTGATTTGGGAATTTGGAAACGATGAACAACCGTCCTGGATCCACGTTAGTTATAGTTCAAGAAATCGTAAACAAGTTTTAAAAGCAACCAAAAAAAATGGCAAAACTATTTATTCTAATTACTAGTATTTTTCTTTGTTCCTGTTCAGCACAATACCATTTAAACAAAGCAATTAAGAAGGGTTACAA